GCATGGTATCAGAACCATTGGATGTGGAATCTGATTCGTGGATTTGTTAAGGATATGCTTACCGATCAGTCTTCTTGCGTGATTGCAATGGACTACAGTATTTCGTTGAAGCACAACATTAAGACGAGAAACTTCTTGATTAAAGAGCGGAAGAAGCTCGATCCGATGTCTTGGGCAATCGAGTATGAGAACCAGATGATTGCAGAAAATGCAAAATCGTTCTTTAACTATGACCAGTTGAACCGCAATAGAAGACTGAAACGAGCTTTTTATCCTCGTCGCAATGATGAGGTGCTTTTGAAGCAAAGGAACAAATACGATATTCCAAAGCAAGTTGGAGAAATCCGTATCCTATCATGCGATATCGCTATGGAAGGCGGTAATGCGACAGATAACTCCATTTTCTCGTGCATTCGTTTGCTCCCAGAAAGCCAAGAGTACAAAGTTATGGATACTACCGGTGAGCATATCGAAGTAAAGCGTGGATATAGAAGACAGATTGTTTATATGGAAGCCGTGCATGGCGGAGAGACTACCAAGCAGGCTATTCGTATTAAGCAGCTCTATACCGACTTCAATGCAGACTATTGTGTATTGGACGGACGAAATGCTGGTATTTCAGTTTATGACATGCTGGCGAAGGTCTTGTTTGATGAAGAGCGTAATGTAGAGTATAAGCCCTGGAAATGTATGAATGACGATAAGGTTGCAAATCGTATTCAAATTGCCGGCGCAGAAGAGAATGTGTATGTTATCAAGGCTCAGTTGGAGACAAACAGCAATATTGCTGAGTCAATGCGTAATGGACTGAATTCTGGGATGATTGATCTGCTTATCAGCAATACAGAGGCTGTTGATGAGATTGCAAACTTCATTCCTGAGTACGCAACTGCGGATGTGGATACGCAGCTTTTCTTTGAGCGTCCATATTTGGAAACCGCAGCTCTGATTAACGAGATGATTAACTTGGAATATGAGCGCGGTGAACAGACAGGACTTATTAAGATCATAAACAACAATGACCGTAAAGACCGATACACTTCGGTTTCTTACGGTAATTATTTTGCTCAGATGTTGGAGCATGATTTGCTTTCTGACAGCTCTGAGTATGAGTATGTACCATTATTTAATTAAAAGGAGGTGAGAAGATTGCCAAGTAATCGAAAATGGTTCCAGTTTTGGAAACGCGACGATGTATTTGAAGAGAATTCGGCTATTGCTGTTGCGGAAGAGCCGGTTCACGAATTCAATACCGATATCGGAACGGCATATATCCGAATGCTGCAAAGTGCTGGAGAAATGCCATACACCATTCAAGAAATTCGTGCGTTTACGAAAAATCCGTTGGCGCACATTGCCGAAATCAGAAGTATGGCGCAGTGGGCATATCACACAAATGGCGTTGTAGCAAGTGCTATTGACTATATGAAGACAATGCACACCCTTGACGGTGTTATTGTGTGTAAGTCGAAAAGGGCAGACGGAAGCAGACCCCGTAACTATCGTATGAATAAATCCAAGATGGAAGCAACGCTGAACACAATTCGATATAAGCAGGTAATCCGTGATGCAATTTTCAAAGATGCAAACGACGGTATGTACGCGGCTTATTTTGAGACGGCCACTTCTACACCAGATTACAGGATGGCTTTGACTGATTATGATATGCACAATATCACTGAGATCAATGCAATTGGTATGAATGCTATGGTAATCCCACTTCCTATCAACTATGTAAGAATTGTGGGACGACGCAACAACAGCTACCAAATCGCATTTGATTTGCGATATTTTGATGGTCTTACTGACGAAGCGCGTAAGCGTAAGCTTGCAGGCTTCCCAAAGGAAATTCAAGAAGGGTGGCTGAGATACAACAACAGAGATATGTCAGCGCCGTGGCTTGTATTGGACAACAATAAGACGATTGTGACGAAGATAAAAAGCGAGATCTCAGATCCGTATGGTGTCCCGTTTGCAATCGCTGCGCTGGATGATATTAGCTACGCTCAGTATTTCGTAGATACCAAGAGAAATGTTTTGGACTCTGTAAATAATCAGATTGTGTATGAGACATTCCCTGAGGGCAAAGAAAAGGGAACATCTGCACTGACTGAAAAACAGCAGAGACAACAGCATGATTTGGTTAAGAGCGCTCTTGCAAGTAAGAGCAGAAATGCTGGTGGCACATCCTTCTTCTCACTGGCAGCAGGAACGAAGCTCAATAGTATTTCGCTGGATGTTTCTTTGCTTGATGAGAAAAACGAGAACTCCATTGTGGATTCTGTAAATAAGGATATTGGCGTGAGCGCAAGTGCGCTGGATGGCAGCAGCACTGGCAACTACTCCACTGCAAACTTGAACTTGGAGCTTGTTGCAGCCAATATCTATACCTGGATCGAAGATATTGTTGAAGAACTGAATAAGTGCATCAACAAGAACATTATCAACGATTCCAGTTGTCGGGTTGAGTTCTATGTTTTGCCTGTAACTATGGTCAACAAGGACAAGATGGTTGGATACATGTCCGATCTGTACGCTCGTGGTAAGGGTAGTCTGTACGCATGGATTGCATCTACGGGCTTTAATCCAGACAATTACATTGCGCTTATGGAATATGAGCTTCAGGAGGATTTTGAGAATCGCTATCCTGTGCATAGAACATCGTTTACTGTTACGGGCAAAGATGATCCAGAGCATGAGGATCACAATCAGGGTGGTGGAAGACCAACATCTGATAGTGACAATCCTGCGGCGGTTCAGCAAAAGACGAATGGAGCAAATCAGCAGCCCAAGCCATCAACTGGATAAGGGGGTGAGAGAATGAGCAAGGAAATTATGGGGCGCATTTTTGAACTCTCGAACGACAGACAGATTGCAGGCCGAAGAAAGATCAAGCTTATTTTGCACGAGATCTATCCAAGCCGTGATATCTGGCAAACAAACGGTATCTCATGGGATGAAACCTATACAGCGCAGAACCTTGAATCTGTATCTAACATGTCCTTGTGCGTTGAGTTTTTGAGCGAAGAACGCAGACTGCCATATGGACACGGACTGACAGAGATTAGGGATAATATGCCGTATTTGGAAGATGCAACTGTGGTAGGTCATTGCGAAAAGGGTTACATCGCAGATGTTGAAATCGACGGCGAAACAAAGAAGGTTCTTGTTGCTGAAGGCTATATCGATGAGATGCGATATCCGAAGTTTGTTGCGTGGTTGCAAGAGAAGATGAAAACGGACGGCGTTAAGGGCAGCGTTGAAATTGTTGGTCGTCCGGAATACGAAAATCGTATTATTTACGATGGCGGTTGGAAAGAGAAGGGTAGAGTACCACAAATCTACGATTATAGTGGATATGCCATTCTTGGTATCAGACCGGCAGATGATACCGCAATCGTCATGGAGTTAAATAATAAATTGGAAGAAAACAAGGAGGACACAATTATGGACGAAAAGATTATGGGTCAGTTCGTCGAGCTTGTGAAAACTTCCGTCAATCAGACCATTACTGAGCTTAACAATAAAAGCGAAGAGTATGAGGGTAAGATTTCTGAGTTGAACGGCCAGTTGGCCGCTAAGGATGCAGAAATCGCTGAGTTGAATGAGAAGCTTTCTGCAGCACAGGCGGATGTGGCGGCTAAGGATCAGACCATCGAAGCACAGAATACTGAGCTGAATAGTCTGAAGGATACCAATGCCGCTCTGGAGAAGGAGAAGAAGCTGGCAGAGCTGAATTCTGCACTGTCTGAGTTCAGTGCTGAGGAACAGGCTCTTGCACAGGCAGAGATCGACGCATTCAAGGCAGACCCCAACTCTGTCGAGTTGAATAGCATCACCAGCAAGATTTGCGTAGAAATGGTACGCAAGAACAAAGAAGCACACACCAATGAACAGAACAGCGCACCTGATATTTTCGGCGGGGTAAGCTCTCCCGAAGACAAGGGCGAAGTTGACATTTTCGGTTAATCGAAGGAGGACAACAGAATGAAATACAAGACTATTGGTGCATTTAAGAATGTACAGAATGTGCCTTACTGCAAGGCAACAGTAGATCTTCATGTTGGCATGGGCGTTATTCTTGACCGCGTAGCCAAGACCGCTGCTCTGCCTGCATCTGAGGACGAGGCTAAGACCGCAGTTTATATCGTAACCAACATCAACGACAAGCCTGAGCTGCATAACAGCCCTGAGACTTATGTTGTGAATGCTGGCGAGTATGTACGCGCAGATGATCTGAGAACCGTGAACGGTCTTGAGATCGAGTTCGCCGCATTTGAGATCGTTGGCGGCACTGCTGATATCGCTGTTGGCGATACTCTGGTGTTTGACACTACTGGCCTTGTAAAGAAGGCTGACGACGCAACTGGTTATGCAGTTTCCTTCAAGGTAATTGCTAAGACCGCATATATGGATGATGGAATCCTTGCTGAGATCGTATCTCTGTAAGGGTTTTGTTGTATAAGGAGGATAGACGATAATGGATAACATTTTTGAAATGAATACCGTCAACAATGTTAAAGATACTGTTGGCGCATCTAAGGTAAAGGCAACATCCCCCGTTGTCGAAGTGTTCTCTGCTCTGGTTCAGGGTAAGAGTCTGAACGGTATTGACGGCAAGGTTGTTGACAAGTCCGTTGAGCATATCAAGGATCTGGCTGGCCGTGCAATCGACGGCGATCATCAGGCAATTTCCGAGCTGAACGCCATTCAGCGTTTCACTATCGAGCCTAAGCTGATCGAGGCTATCAAGATCTTCAATTTCATGGGTACATATAAGTCCCTGCCATATGACACCGTTCCTATGATGAAGACCTACAAGTACGAGAGCATTGATTCTCGTTTCCAGGCTTCAAGCGGTGACGTACCTTTTGCAACTCACAGCTTCCGTGAGTATCCAATCGGCACACAGACCATCTCTGCCGGTTATGCTTGCGACTACCGTGAGCTGCAGAGCGGTAACTTTGACGGCACTATTGCCGAGGGTATTGCTCAGGTTCAGACTGACATGCAGAACAAGGCTGTTTACTATGTAATCGCCAAGCTGTATGACGCTCTGAAGAACGCCAAGGGCGTGAAGCATTTTGCTGAGTCTCAGGGTATTACTCAGACTGCCGTTGACGACATGCTGAAGGCAATGCGTCGTTATGGCCGTGTGAACATCTGCGGTGATTATTCCGTGGTTTCTCAGCTCAACGAGTTCGCTGGTCACAAGACCTTCGGCGCAAACACCATTCCTTTCGGTGCTGATGTTGTTGCAGAAGAGATCCGCAAGACTGGCCTGCTGAGCTACTACAACGGCTCTCACATCGTAGAGCTGCCTAACGCTCTGGACTTTACCCGCATGAATGCGGACAAGACTTCCTATGAGCTGTATATGCCTCAGGGTCTGCTCTTCTTCATTCCTCAGGGCAATGTTGCACCTCTCCAGATCTTCCGTCGTGGCGGCCTGACCACTATGACTGGTGATGATATCGTAACTCGTCAGCACATGACCCGTTTCGATATGGAGATCGGCGCAGGCGTGGCCGAGGGTATGGAGGATCAGATTGGTCTTCTGTCTGACACTAATTTCGAGGTTCCTTCTCTGTAAGAAATTAGTTAAACAATCTTAAAAGGAGGGAGATAATATTCTCCCTCCTAATTTATCATAAGGAGCGATAAGCAAATGGAACTGACCGATAAGGTTTTAATCAATAATTTGTGCGATTGGGCGCTGTACTTCCGTCGTTTGAACGGTGTTGGTGATATCCGTGTTCCCGCAAGAGTAAAGAACTTTGCCATGCTGGATGTTGCTGAGGTGCAGATGCAGATCCAATCTGGAAATAAATTGTTCATCGGCAATGACGAGATGCGTCCTGGCGATCATGCAAGACTGTTCATCGTAGACGATAAGCAGCGTAAAGAGTTGCTGGGATACGGTGAGGAAACCGGCGACGATGCTCTTGTTTTGAATGCCGAAAGCGTTACAAAGCTGCTGGCTGTCAAGAAGAAGGAAGACTTCAATCGTCAGCTTGAAGAGCTGGTGAAGACCGACGCTGAGAAGAAGATGGTCGTGCAGCTTGCTAAGGAAGCTGGCGGAGATGATGTAGCGGCCTGGAAGATGGAAGCTATCAATAAGCTGGCTGAAACAACTGTACTGTAAGTAAGGAGGATGAGGTATGGATCAGCCTACTACTTTCACGGAGATCGAGACAAGCTTTCACTCCATGCCTCTTACCAAGTATGTAATCGCACAGGAGTTGGAGCAAGAATGGCTGAAAACTGCTGTTGCTGATTATGAGCTTGAATTGAGCTGCGATCTGAAATATGACACGCAGAGCAAAGCATTTGCGGAAAAGCTTGATCGCCCCACCGTGCGTATTCTCGCACTCATGATGTATGTGTCTTATCTACAAAGAGAACTGAGCAGGGTTATGGCCTTGAATGGTATCTATGGTAAGGATATTCAGATTACGGGTGGGGATGCGACCAAGCGAGTAACAAAGCAAGAGCTGGAGCATGAAATTAGTCGTGTAAATCAGATGCTTCACAAGATGAAGACGCATTGTTTTGAATAAGGAGGTGTGCCATGCCTGTTGAATGGTATTTGATGACACGCCCTTTATACAACAGTGGGTTTGAAGGCGACGAGTTTGCTGCATTCGCACAGGACGGTTTTGAGGAAGTGCTTGAATCTTTTCTTGCTGAGGATGTCGAGATATACGAAAAGCGAATGAGTGTAGAGCCTGTTATTACAAGAGCGGTTATTCAAGGTACGACAAGCGACACCTATAACAATAGTGTGCTTCGCCAATTTCTTTGCCGTATCGGTACGCTTCGTAGTGGACAGTACATCAAGGCAAGAGATCAGATTTGGATGATTTATTCTAAGCCTGATAATAACAAGATGTACGAAAAAGCCGTTGCTTGGCAGTGCAAATACTCCATTCGATTCATCTCCCCGTTGACTGGAAAAGTTGTGGAGTATCCAGTGTATGACATCAATAGCACTCAGTACGGATCTGGTGAAACTGCTAAGGAGTACATGACGATTGGTTCTGCTCAGCACTTGGTATATATCCCCTACAACGAAGAAACCATTCGACTTGATAGCGGGTTTCGGTTTTTGATTGATAAAAACCATGAGAAACCAACTGCTTATCGCTTGGCGCAAGTTGACCCAGGTTCGTATGCCTGCGGTGAACATGATGGCGTAATCCAATGGACGGTTGTAGAGAGCCAGTTTGACGAAGAAACAGACAGCCGAGAACTTATGGTTGCCGACTACTATGGCGTATCTGAGCATTCAAAGCCAGATGAGCCGGCAGTTGGTTATAGTGTGACTATAACCACAGACGATCAAAACGGCGAAGTCGTGTTTGGTGAAGAATGTCGTGTTGCAATCGCATTCATGAATAATGGTGTTGTTGCTGATGCTATTCCTCTGAATATTTCAATTACAGATGGATTAGAGTACGGCACACTCAAGGAGATCGGGGAGGACTATTTTATAGTTCGGGCGCTTGATAACCGAGACTATATTGGACAGGAAATTACCGTTGCTGTTGAGAATGCAGAACACGGTATTTCCGAGCAAGTAATTCTGAGAGTAAAGGGGTGGTATTGATGTATTTTGAAGAGATCCCTAATTACAGAGATACCATCATGGAGAGTATCTGTAAGTGTGATGCAATTATTGATCTGTTGCGCCCAGAAGAACAGCCAACAATGAAAACGTCGGAGATGCCTTACAAGTATATTTTTCCGTATGGACATATCATCGACAAAACAACGGAAGTTGGTACTTACATTTGTTTCGATGTTGTTGCTCCGAGGGTTATAGACCGCAACTTTACTGATTTCAGAATTGATTTTTGGATCATATCACACGAGAGACGAATGAAAACGCCAAAGGGGTTGGTAACGGATCTTCTGACAATCGAGTTAGACAAGCTTATCAACGGAAGCCGAGGTTTTGGCCTTGGCAGAGTTGAGCTAATGACTTGGGATAGATTCACACCGGCAGAGGATTTTCACGGAAGATCTCTTGTTTATCGAACGGTAGATTTCAATAGGGAGTAAAGGAATGGACACAAAAGATCTTGGTTTGCAGCTTTGCTCGAAAGATCCAGTTTATGTGGATGGCGTTCCAGTATTCCCGATTACATTGAAGACTATTGCGAAGATAGGATATAAACGCTTTAACGCTGAGATGCGGCTTTTATGTTTGACAGAAAGCGACATTCAGGCGTTGACCGGCAAGGATATTTCCAAGGTCGGTATATATGCGTATTTAGTCGGAAGCGCTTTAAGCGATTCTGAGTTCATGAATGCTCTGGTGTTTTGGCTGTCGCAGGTAACGCGCAGCCGTATTTCTTTTTCTCAGAAAAGAATGTGCTTTTCTGGTGGTGCTTTTGAAATCACAAAGGACAACTTTGAAGATGTACAGGCCGTAATTCGGCTTCGGAACGGATTGCAAGATATTAACGAGGAAGAGGAAAATCCAGACAATGAAGCGGCGCGAAGAGTGCTGCAACGCAGAAAAGAAGAGCGTATGAAGCGCAGAAAGGCTAAAGAGCCTGATGAGGAATCGGCAATCACGCTGGCCGATCTGGTAAGCATCCTTGCGAGTGGACTTGGTATGTCTATGGACGCAGTAATGGAGTACGATCTTTATCAGTTCAACGACCAATTTAACCGCTTGAAAATCATGGATGATTATGAGGTCAGCGTACAGGCGCTGTTGCACGGCGCTAAGAAAGAGGATGTCAATTTGACACATTGGATCACGAAGATAAAGCGTGATGCAGAATAAATGAACGGCAGTCTGGATTTGTCCCAGGCTGTTATTTTTATAAGGAGGTACATAAATGGCTAACGCAAAATTTGGCGCAAAGGAAGTCATGGACGTTGTTCTCTACGATATGGAGACAGACAAGCCCGTTATTCAGTTTGACAGCTTGAAGACTTCCAGCATTAGCGTAACTTCTGAGAAGGTTTACGCACGAGGCGGTAAGGGCAATCCTAAGCTCATCACTTGGGAAATCAATAAGGAAGCTACTTTGACTATCGAGGACGCTCTGATTTCTCCTAAGTCTCTGGAGCTTGTTTCCGGTATTGCTCGTAAGGTCGGCGTACAGACCATCCGCATGAGACAGGTAACTGAGTACGAGAACGGCGAGAACAAGGGTAAGCTGTATCCGCTGAAGGCTGATGCAGACGGCAAGATCAACCTGGCTTTCGCTCCTAACACCACTGCCGATAAGGTGCTTGTGTATCCTTACGAC